GAATTCATTTATTTTCCAGCCCTTGGAGCAGGTTGCGACCAAAGGAAGGTTTCAGCCAGAGACCTTGCCGCAGAGTGGTTCCAACTAGTTGGCCCTGTGCTCGATTCTATTGATGCCAAGAAGTACATCATTTGCCCGAACCTTCAAACATTGCGTTGGATTCAGAGGAAACCACGCCTTAGCAATCCTAACCACACACCACACTCTTCCCCAGCCGCAGCAGCTTTCAATGCGGTACGTGATCAGTTCGTCTTCGATTTGGGAAAGGATGGCCATGCACAGACCATCAATGACACGTTGCCTGTCTACCAGTTGAATCTTGCCTCGTCCAAATATGGCACATGTTCTCTCGTTCCAATAGAGAAAAGGGTCCAAAGGGCTGAGGCTGCACTCAACAGGTTGTTCAGAGAGACCAAATTGGATCTCACGTCTGAGGGTCCATTGAGTATCGCGAGGAATGAAATCCTTATCGAAGATCTGGAGAAGATTCCAGCTTTGGAGTCGTATTACGCGCAAGTGCGCAAGGCCCTCGGTACTCCAGTCCAGGAGACTCCTGACTGCTTCAATGACGACGGCTTTCCTATGCTCGAACAGAGTTTTGCAGTAGAGTCTCAAGCCCGCAAGAGCCGTTATCAACCACAGTCTCCAGACATTGAGAATATTTTGAGCATGACCAGGGCTCGGACAGTTGTTGCAGAGCACCACGGTGATTTCATTCCGTTGGCCCCTGGTGACGACATTGCACCATTGCCGTTCAAGCACAATTTAAAGCTCCCTCCCTTGAGTGAGAGAGCTGTGGAGAGCAGCCTGCGTAAACAGATGCAGAAAAGAAAGAATGGTTCCTTCAAGGCTCATCAAGCTGCCATTGACAAGGAGGTCACTGCTTTGAGCAACACTCTGGACCCCGTTGATCCTCTGAGCGATCTCGTTTACATAGATTGTTCACTTAGGGCATTGTACGATTCCTTGGAAAAAGAGAAATCACAGGGTTGGACAGAGGCTCTTAAGCCTGGCACGAAGGCAGTCTGGGATTCTCCCGAAGACTTTTCAATTCTTATCAAGTTCGTCAAGTGTAGGCTTTTTGTTAGGCATGTGTTCGGGCTAGAGACCATCAAAAAGATTTCTCCGCGTGATGCAGTGTACTATGGGTTGAAAGACCCTGAGAAATTATTTATCAAGGACGAGCCACATCCAGAAAAGAAGTTCCTGGAAGATCGCTTCCGCCTCATCTGGGCACCGTCCCTTACGGATACCTTGTTGCTAGGTTTGTCCACACGCCGCTTTGACAAGCAGAACATTTCTTGCTACCAATTCGGAGACATTTCTGAGTACGGCATAGGCATGGGCCACCATGACCTTGGTCTGCTGCGTACAGGTCAGGTCATGGGATCCATGGTGGCCAATGCCTTTCGTGCCGGACAAACAAAGATCTCTGGCGCAGATTATAGCGGCTACGACTTCAGCATGCCCCGTGATGCGTTCATGGAGGTCAGCAAGGTTAGAAAGAACAAGGTTGAGAGATCTGAGGCTCGTGTTCTCGAATATGAAGCCGAATGGGCTGATTTCCTTGAGTATGCGCACACTATGTTAGACATCGAGCATTTGCTTCTGTCAGCGCATGTTGTGGCAGTTGCCGAAAGGTTGTACACTGTGCGTGCGTTTGGCATCGTTGGCAGCGGCACGTTGGTCACGGGTTCCAATAATACCATGGCAAACATCCTGATGACGAGAGCAGCTGGCGCTGATGAGCTCCATTGCGTCAGCGACGATAACGTTTACCGAGGCCACGTCCGCAAAGACATTTTGTCAGACTTCGGTCTTGTACTTAAGGAAACCGTCGATTGTCCGATAATTGTGTCGGCCGAGGGTAACCTGTCAGTCTTGAATGTGCCTTTTACTTCACATCTGTATTCAGTGCAGGCTATTCCCCCTGATTTCACGGGTGAAGAAGACATTGCTGTTGTCACTCCGTCTATGGTCCCGTCAACCACTCCTTCAGTGTCAGCGTTGTACGCAAATCCTGCAAAGATGTTTTCAAACATCCTCTTTAAAGTCAAAGGTGATGGTCGTGCTAAACCGTTCACTTTGGATCCCGAGATCATTGCAGGAATCTTCTTTGCGCTTCGGCACACAAAGTATTTGTCGTATATCTTCCAGGAGTTCTTGTGGACTATGAATCCGCGGGCCTGGGTGGATCTTTCCGTCAGTGAGCTCTTGAACCCACTGCATGTACACAATCCAGATGTGGACCTCGATCTCGACAGTCTTTTGGCGATTCAGTCTGAGGATTCTCAGGCTATGGGCATTCCTTCGATGCCTACTCGGCCTGTTCCTCGCTAAAGTGTCTTCATATATTTGCATCCAGAGGTTATTTCTTTGCCTCGTCGTATACAGAGGTTGTTTCTTGCCTCTTCTTGAGCACCCCATTATAAATAAAACCAACTAAATATATCGGAGGAGGGTGGGTCAAAATTATTCAAAACTAAATATCCTTGTAGTTTGGTCATTATGCCTTTGACAGAAAAGCAGAAAGCAGCAATTGCTGCTGCTCCGCCGGCGCAACGCAATGCTTTACGCGCCGGATACAACAAGCAAAATTCCGCTAGCGCTCGACCGAAAGCCAAATCGCGGGCGCAGCCAAAGTCCACGCACATCACGCCTGGTGGGAGACGTCGCTGGGTGCAAAAACAAAAGGCCGGATCTGCCCTCGTCCCCGCGCGGGGTCACGGGTATTACGATGCCTTTAGAAATACGCCTAGTAATGTTGCATTTCCTGCATCTATGGGTGAAGCCACGCCCTTGCGGGGCATTACCAGGTTTACCACACCCAACACTTCCCACAACCTCTCAAATGGACCACTTTTGCTCGTGGTGTACAACGACGTTGCCGGAAAGTATGTGGCCGCCACTTTTAACATCGCTGATAAGGTTAATACAGACAATCCTTCTTACGAACGCTTCCAAGCTTCGCAATTTGAATCTGCCCCAATTGATACGCCGTTCATTCCCACAAGGCAGTCAATTAGGATTACGAATGTGTCGAATGTTGTTGACCGGGGTGGAGTTGTAAGAGTTTTGCGCACGAACAACCTTGATTCGAAGTTCAAGTGGTATACAAATGACAGTTACACGGACACTAATTTTCCACAACGGTTAACCGTTGCCCACGTCAAGGAGGTTATGGAAGAAATACGTGACTCACCGAAATCGCGCAGTTTTGGCGCTGAGGATTTAAGCAGGCAAAAGCAGTGGAATTGTTACATCACTGACTTGGCAGCCTCTACGAACTTCATTGATAGGCAGATTAGCCCTTTCAACTGGCAGGCGAGCGTCCCCGCTGGTTCTGCGGGTTTTGCCAAGGAAGCTGCAGCCTCGCCACCGATGTCTACATTTCTCTTCCTCATTGAGCCTCATGGTGTTGAGAGTAATGCATTTGAGGTCTCCATTTCATCACA